GGGCTTTACGGCATGGGGTGCAGTATATCTAAAATGTATATAAAATATGTCAACGCTTTTTTATGAAGCGAAATTCAGACCGAAAGGGAGTTTATTGTGATTACTATCACCAGTCAGGAAAAAGAGATTATTGCGGAGCGTATGCCGAATGTTCACATTCGCAGAACGGTCAGACAGAAGTCCAAGCGCCATAAGTATTATATGGAAGAGAACAAAAACGCCATGCGCCTTCTGAAGGAACTTCGCACTGACAAAACAGAAGTTAAGTAAGGAGGTTAACACATGGACAAGCTTTCAAAGCAGCCAAACGAAACAGAGTTGGCGTATCACAAGCGTCTGATCTTTGGTAAGTTGGTTGATGGGACGCTTGCCGATGAGGACTATTCCGAACTTGCACCTTATGTATATGGTAAAGAGTATAGTTCTGATGTCGCCCGAAGAATGATGTATGGCAGCAGACGAACTCTGGAGTTGTTGGACGAACAAGCTGTAAAGCAAATTACATCCGACGATATTTTGAGCGAGCTGGACGCAAAGATGATTGAGTCCAAAAAGGAGCGTCAAAAGTTTTATGACCAGCGTAATGCGCTGACCAAAGTGATCAGAGATCGCTCTCGTCAGGAAGAGTTGAATGAGATCCTGTACGAAGCTATCCAGTCCGGCAATCTTCCTCAGCTTAACTATCAGAGGACAGAAATCGAACCCTCGGACAATGATCTACTGGTGAGTCTGAACGATATCCATTATGGAGCAAATGTTCAGAATTACTGGAATACATATAACTCCGACATCTGCCGTGATATGATGTGCAGATACCTTGATAAGATTATTTCTATCGGCGAGACACACGGCAGTGAGAACTGTATCGTGTGGGCAAATGGAGATGAGATTAGTGGTAACATCCATCAGTCTATTGCTGTCACCAATAAGGAAACTGTGATTGAACAGATTAAGGGTGTGTCGGAGCTGATTGCTGAGTTTCTTGCTGAACTGAGCAAACATTTCAGACAGGTAACCTATGTGAGCGTTGCCGGCAATCATAGTCGTATTGACCCCAACAAAGATAAGGCGCTGATTTCTGAGCGACTTGACGATCTTGTTGAGTGGTAGCTTGCCGCAAGACTGCAGAATTTCGATAATGTAGTTGTAGGCGGCGGTGAAAAGGTTGACTGCACTATGTACCTTATTGATGTCCGTGGTAAGACCTACTGCGGTGTACATGGTGACTTTGATGGCAGCGCAACCAAGATTCAGGCATTGCAGACAATGGCACAAAAGCCTCTGTACGCAGTATTGTCTGGTCATCTGCACCACAATAAGATTGATGATGTGCAGGGTATTAAAACAATCATGGCAGGATCTTTCCTCGGTATGGACGACTACTGTGTCCAGAAGAGAATTTATGGTCGTGCTGAGCAGATGGTATGTGTCTGTGATGGTGATGGCGTCCGGTGTTCATATCCGGTGCCTTTGAATTAAATTGATTAGATGTGCTATAGCGAGCGGGAGGGGTTGACAACCCCATCCCGCTTTCTTTTTCTCAAAACAACGACGAGGAGGTGGCTTGTTTGCCGAGAAGCACACAGATGAACGATCTGACAAGCCCCGAGCTTGTCGCGCAGGTCAATTCTGAGAATCTGCGATTGAAGAAGGATTTTCTGGACTATTTGAAGTCCGTGCAGAGAAGTCCCGGAACAATTCGTGGTTACGAGAACGATCTTGATATTTTCTTCGTGTACTGCATGAAGAATCTTGGCAACAAGAATTTTGCCAGTGTTACCAAACGAGATCTCGTATCCTTCCAGAATTGGCTTATCAACGAAAACGGTAACTCTCCGTCCAGAGTGCGGCGCATCAAGTCCGCTATCTCTTCGCTTTCCAATTACATTGAAGCGATCCTTGACGACGAAGACGAGTTTAAGGATTTTCGTTCCATCGTCCGCAAAATCGAATCACCGGTCAATCAGCCTGTCCGTGATAAGACAGTCTTATCTGAGGAGCAGCTTAACACTTTGCTGCAGACATTGACCGACGCAGGCAAGCACGAAAAGGCTTGTATGCTTGCGCTTGCTATGCACTCAGGCCGAAGAAAGTCTGAGCTTGTGCGTTTTAAGGTTGACGATTTCAAGGACGATAATCTTGTTTGCGGCGGTGCCCTGTACAAGACAAGCGAAACTATCAAGACAAAGGGTTTCGGACTTGGCAAGTATATCTACTGCTACACTCTGGCGAAAGGCTTTAAGCCTTACTTTGACCGCTGGATGGAGCAGCGCAAGCGAGATGGCATTGAGAGCGTTTGGCTTTTCCCGCTAAGGGATGATCCCACACAGCAGATGAAGCCTGAGACATTGAATAGTTGGGCTATTTCATTTGGCAAAGTGATCGGCGTGGACTTCTATTGGCACGCTCTCCGACACTATTTTACAACCGATCTTGCTCGCTCTGGTTTGCCAGACGGAGTGATTCAGGAGATTATTGGCTGGACTTCCAGCGACATGGTTCGTCTTTACAAAGACCTGACCACGGAAGAGCAATTGGATCAGTATTTTGACGAGACTGGCATTAAAACAGTTCAGCCTGCGAAGCTGACTGATTTGTAAAACAGGAATATGAAAGGGTGTTTTTATGTTACAGAGAGATGATTTTATTACGCGCCTCGCGCAAAAGGGTTATACGAAGCATGAAGCTGGTATCATTATGGACGACTTCATCCGTACACTGGAGGAAATTCTGGTTGATGGTGAATCCGTGATGTTCCGTGGCTTCGGCACATTTGATGTTCGTGAGCGCTCTGAAAGAGAGAGCGTTGACCCCCAGACCAAGGAGCGTATCGTTATTCCTTCTTACCGCGCTCCCAAGTTTACTCCCGGCAAGCTGCTGAAGCGTGAGGTTAAAGAGGGAATCATCCGAGACTGAGGTGATCTTATATGCCAAAACAGAGTAAGATAACCAAATCCAGTCCGGGCGTGGCGGCACCGATCAAGGATGTCCCCGACAAATTTTACTGTACGCGGTGTACGCGTAATTTCACGAAGCAAAAGGGAAACTTCCCTGCTTCCCAAAGCCCGATTTACCGTGAGAACGGTGGTTATTTACCTGTTTGCCGGCATTGTGTAGAGGAGATGTATCAGCACTACAAGACTGTACTTGGTGATGAGAAGTCTGCGATCCGTCGTATCTGCATGAAGTTCGATATCTACTGGAACGACAAGGTCTACAATATGCTCAACAAAAGCAGCACGACCAACTCTCGTGTGCTTAGCTATATCAGCAAGTCCAATCTGTATCAGTTTGTCGGAAAGACTTTCGACGATACCCTGGACGAAGAGAGTGAGCTGGTACAAGGTTCTGTCAACCAGGCTTTGGATGAGATCATCACAGACAACAATGAAGAGGTTGTAGTTGCAAGCGACATCGTCGAATTCTGGGGCGCCGGTTTCGCACCCTCTTTCTATGTTGATCTTGAACGGCGTTTGAAATATTGGTGCGGAGATGTGGATCGACACTCTATGGATGTCAGTGAGTGCGCGATCATTCGCCAGATCTGTATGCTGGAGGTTACGATTACTCGTGACACTGCTGCCGGCAGATCCACAGATAAGTCTGTCAATGTTTTGAACACTTTGCTTGGCAGTGCTAATCTAAAGCCTGTCCAGAAAAAGAAAGAGGAAAATCTTGATGCAGCGGCTGAGTCTACACCGTTTGGCGTATGGATTCGCAAGATCGAAAACACTCGACCTATTGCGGAGCCTGATCCTCAGCTAAGAGATGTTGATGGTATCGCCAAATATGTTTCTGTTTGGTTCCTTGGTCATCTTTGCAAAATGATGAAGATCGATAATACATATAGCCGTCTGTACGAAGAAGAGATGGCGAAGCTTCGCGTTGAGCGTCCTGAATACGAGGGCGAGGACGAGGAAGCTGTCTTCGAGGACATTTTTGAAAGAGCCGACGATAGCGGAACCGATTTTGACGGTGACTTAGATGGCGAGTGAATTGAGAGAGAGTAGGATTTTAGCCGGTGTGGATATTTGGGCTGCTTTTTATAGAGCCAATCCACACCGTTTTGCTGAAGACTACTTGAAAGTCCATCTGCGGCTATTCCAGAAGATCCTGCTTTATATGATGAATATATGCTATTTCTTCTGCTATATTGCCGCCCGTGGTCAGGGTAAATCCTGGCTGCTTGCTGTTTTCTGCTGCATTCGATGTATCCTCTACCCCGGTACAAAAATATGTATTGCCTCCGGCACGCGAGGTCAGAGTATCAACATTCTTGAGAAGATAAAGATTGAGCTTCTGCCAAACTCTCCTCTCTTGAAAAACGAGATAGAGAACATGGTTATCTCAAGCACAAATGCTTATGTTGACTTCAAGAATGGTTCTTCTATCAAAGTTGTTACGGCATCAGACTCCGCACGAAGCAACCGTGCAAACATCCTGCTTGTGGACGAGTTCCGCATGGTTAACAAGGATACCATTGAGACTGTTCTTCGCCGTTTCCTGACCGCTCCCCGTATGCCCGGATATTTGCATAACCCCAAATACGCCCATCTGAAGGAGCGTAACAAAGAAGTGTATCTGTCCAGTGCTTACTTTAAGAGCCATTGGTCTTACGAAAAGGTAAAAGATTACAAGGACAAGATGTTGGACGATACTACGAAATATTTTGTTTGCGGTTTGCCGTACCAGCTCTCCATTAAGGAGGGTCTGTTGGACAACAATGCCGTTGCTGACGAAATGTCCGA